CCATCGTTTCACAGGATCAGTAGCCCAACAAAAATCGAGTTCATCACTGATTACCGGCCCAATGTTGAAGTACATCATATTCCATAACTGCGACCACATTTCTGCTGTCCATTTCTGGATATTACTATCAACTGTCTGCAAATATTGCCACAGTCGGTTGCTGTCGGCATACACCTTTCGCCAGTATTCAGCTGACGGGTGACTGATGACCCATTGAGCACCGCCAGAGTTGTGGTTTATCGTTTCAAGTGAGGCCAACGTAACTCCGACAATACCAGCCATGCGTTTTAGGATTTCTTCTCCGTGTTCACATTGCTTGATATAGTCAACGCTGATATAGCTCAGCGTGTTACTGCACAACCAACGATCAGGCTTTGCTTTCAGCTTGCGAAAGTCTGGCCGTTTACTGAAGATCACATCGCTATCGAAGTAGAAATAATCTTCATTCTCACGCTCTGGGTCTTCAGCTAGATACTGCCACCAAAGCCAAGGCTTCACAGATGGAATATATTGCTTGTCTGAGCGCTTGTCAGTGTACGTGTGTACTTCTACTCCATATTTGCTTGCTAGCGTTTCTGGCACCTTAGAATCATGCATAGTGAAGAGCAAAACGACATCTTTCATGTCAAACCCGACACTTTGCATATTAGTTAGGCATACTTCCAGCTCCCACTCAAAACGTTTAATGGCAGGTTGACATAAAATAAGCTTCATTCTGTCCTCCAATCAGCCGCCCGGTTACCCGTACTGTCCTATTTCGATAGGCGACTTAGATCAATCAATTAAGCGTGCGATGTGGTAGTTGTAGTGGTCGGTTTCACAGTCGAGGTCGTAGTAGTTGCTGACGTCCCGGCAGTGAAGATTGCCTGACGGTTGTCATCGCTGATCCACTGACCTGCCTTACCGGCACCTTGCAAAGCAACGCCCGCAAAGTTCTCGGATTGAATCGTCCGAACAACGTTAATCCCCGTGAATGCACGGCCAACGTTATCAGGTGCGAAGATGATAGACTTGCCAGCCATGTAACGAGTAGGCGTCTTGGTAACAATGATGTCGCGGAAACGAACGATGCCGTTTTCGTCGATGTTCACAGCAGAACCTTTGGAGCTGGTTACTAACTGATGATCGATGATTGCGTTGTAAACTTCGGCAGTAACGTATGCACGAACTGGGACAACGACTTCAAGGTCGGTGTAGCGTTCGGACGCTGCCTCGAATACCTTGTTCACATCATCAACTGCACCAAGATCAGCCGCAGCACTAGAAACCAAGTAGGCGCCAAGCTTGCTGTTGAATAAACGTGTCTTAGCTTGTGCTTGCAAGTTCAGACGGTCAGCTACTGCAGCATTCAGATCGTTATTGACGGTGAGTTGGTCGATACCTTCGTTGAAACTCCAGCCGAAGGAATACGGTACATCAATGTCGCCATAGATAATTTCCTTCATTGGCCCGAAGCGGTTTGAATTGCTCGTGCCGGTGCCAAACGCAACGTTAGGGTCAGTGTTGTAGGTACCAACAGCAACCGGAACATCATTTGCCTTAACACTGAACGCAATCGCGTTGTTTTGAACGCCATCGAGTGCTTGCAGTGCACCGAATGTCGGGGTGAATGTGCTTTGCACGCCGAATACGGTTTGCATCATTGCAATAAACTGTTTCTGATAGAGACGTACTGGTAAATTGTTGTTTTCTGTAGCCATAACTAGCTACCTCCTATTTTTTCTTGTATTGTGCCATGATTTTCTTGAATGGATCGTCAGCACCATCAAGGGCAGAAGCACCATTCTTAGGTGGATCAGTTTGCAACTTGGCTTCAACCTGCTTGTTGACTGTTTCCTGAATTGTCTTCTGAATGTTCTCAACAGACGTCTTGATCTTATCCGCATCACCTAACGCAACTAGCGAACCAGCAAAATCAGTTGGCAGTCCTTTGTCAACGAGCAATGACTTCGTGCTTGTCGATAGTTCACGCTGATTGAGTTCAGCTTCACGCTTGTCCAAGGCTGCTTGACGTTGTTTCTCTAGTTCTTGTGCCTTCTCATCAGCCGACATCTTAGCCAGCCGTGCGCCCTCGCTCTTTGCTTCCTCAAGCTTCTTTGCTTGTTCCTCTTGCCATTTAGCCTTGGCTGTTTCAAGCGCCTTAGCTGCACGTTTATCGGCTTCACTATCTAGCTGAGCCTGCGTATATGTGGTTGGTGCCTGAGTGGTGGCTTCGGTTGTCTCGACTTCTTCTTGAGTTTGTGTTTCTTCTGCCATGATGGTTCCTCCTGTTTAGCCCAAAACGAATAGACGTGCTTAACGATCCCAGCCACACCATAAGGCCCAGCCACGATCACACGTCTATCACTTCACGCTATTATTTTTGAGTAGTTTAGGGACTTGCTCGGGTCACGAGATTGTTTGCTAATTAATCATCAGAACGGTAGTTTGCTACCAGAATATTAGTAGCGATCTTGTGCGCTTCATCTTCGTCAGCCCCGTTTTCAACTGCTCGATCATGGGCCGTCATGTATAAATCAGTAGCCATTTTGTAAAGCTGCTTTTCATGATCGTCCATAACTAACCCCTCCATCGCAAAACTTGTGTATTTGCCAATATCAATCTTTTTGCTTGCCATGATTTCCTCCTAATCACCGTCAGCTTCATCGCCAGAATCATAAGCGGCCCACGAGCAAAGACAATTTGGATGCGCTGGTATCATCCCCTCTGCTTGCTTAAGTGTGTAAACCTCACCGCTGTGTTGCAAACAAATGTCACACGCTCCCGAATTAATCACCCAAGTAACTTTCTTATAGCCAGCTTCACGTGCATTCACGATGCTTTGATGCCCCATGACGCGATCACTCTCGGTTCGAATGATACGGTCTGACTGATATTTCATGACACCAAACTTATCACGAAGCGCTGGGCTTTGTGTGATTGGGTTGCTGTGTGTCAGCAGTGCATTCTTCATCATCTTCACTAGGTCACTGCGCAACGCGTCTTGATTTGACCAGATACGGTCGCTCCATGTTACACCATCGAACAATTGATCCACAATGGATAGATCAGGCTTGATTTTCTTGCCGTAAATTGATGATCCCAGCTTGGCCGTCTGCTTTACTAAATCTCCAAGAGTAGTGCCGATATAATCAGCGACCTTAATCGCTACTGACGTTGAATAAACGTAGGCGGCATATGATAGCAGCTCATCGTTATTGGCAACTGACTTCTGCTTAACGCCTGCCTCTTGTGCGTCGCGATCAAGTTGTTCTTTCAATTCGGGATCGTAGTAACGCGAATCGTCAGCGTGTGTGTAGTCTTCGTGTTTCTCATTGAATGCATACCAGAATGCCATGAACGCGGCAGTATATTTGGCAACATCACTTGCTATCTGTCGATGCTTCTTGTCCTGCTTGTCCGCGAACGCTTTGATCCGTTCCTTTGGTGTTTTCACCGCCATCACCGCCTCCGTCAATAGTGAAGCCCTTACCAGCATCGCTCAAAATAGAATCTGCCTTTGCCTCATCAAATGGGAATGCTGCGGTTAACATCTCAACAGCAGAGTCACGTGGTAGCGTCCCAGATGCAACGTTCTGCACGATTTGAATCATTGATGTAATCTGTGATCCATTAAGGCTAACTTGCTGGACAGTCTTGTCGTCTTGTCCATCTCCGCTTGCAACTTGTTGAACATCGCTTTGGCCTTTATCAGTGGCATCGTCTGCCTGTGTAACCGGCTTTGAGTCTCCGGTAAGATCATCACTGTAACCATCATCAGGCCGTTGGTCTTGAAGCATGTCAGTAACCTCTTGTGGATCAGTAATACCTGGTGCGAATCTGTAGAGATACTCTTGTGGCAATACTGCGCCAGCAGCAACAAGCGCTTGAATCTGCGTGATGTCGTCTGTTGGCAAATTATCCCTGAAAGTGAACTGAATCGTGTTAGGGTCTGTCTTCATGCCACCTGAAACGCTTTGATCCAATGCATAGATGATTGAATATCGGCGATACAATGACTTCTCAAACATTCTCCGCTTGATTGCTGCCAATTCGACAGTGCCAAGTAGCTTATACTTCATGGCAACGCCCGACACATTAGACGCAAAGTTGCTATCAGTCAGATCTGGTGTGTGGCTAAACTTGTGAATATCGTCTGCAACACGCTTCTTGTATGCTTCGGTCCCGCTTACGTCATATTCTTTATTGATGTATTTTGCGTCAACACTCGTCTGTTGTCCTGTTGCTGTCATTCGCGACTTGAGCAGCAGCATGTTGGCATCTTTCTGTTCCTTGATAAGCTCTAGTTTGTCCTGTGCGAGCTTTTTC